ATGATCTTGATCGCAAACTAGAGTCATCTTGGCACTCGTCCGCTTTCTTGCCTGTCGTCGGGATACCGCGAGTCACTGGGCGAGTGCCACCATGATCCGCTTGTTATGTGTCATCATGTGATATGGCTATCTTCTCAAAATCCCGTGAACTCACTGCGTCCGTAGAACCCTCTGTCAAAGCGGCTGTAGGTGCATCGTCCTATTCGCCTTTGCGTTCTTTTGTATCTTGGCAACAGGGTCAAAGGCGCGCTCGAGCGATGACTTTGCCTGTGATCGTGCGCGGTCGCGACTTGATCTGTGACACGATCTCGGGAATGAAGTTGGAGATGTACCGCGAAATGTGGAACGGCGAAGAAATGGAAGAAGTCCCACTTGCTCCGCGATCATGGCTGTCACGAATTGACCAGTCCGTCCCAAACCAGTTCATCATCTCATGGACGATTGATGATTTAATTTTTGAGGGCAGAGCCTTCTGGCTGATTGAATCGAGGACGGCTGATCAATATCCAAGTTCTTTCACTCGTCTACCTGCCGCAATGGTGCAAACACTTGACCAGCAGGGCGAGTGCTTCTTCGGCCCTTCTAAGCAGCTTGTCTTTAACGGCGTTCCACTTGATCCGCGAGATGTCATCCAATTCATCTCACCAATGCAATCATTGAACTCGACTGGGGCGCGCGCTGTAGAGATCGCACTCCGCGTAGAAGAGTCACGGCTTCGAGCGTCCCAGTCGGTACTACCTTCGGGCTACCTAAAGCAGACTGGCGGAGAACCGCTATCGGCACAAGAGCTCTCCGACTTGGCAGCACAATTCAACCTTGCGCGCACCTCTGGCAATAACACCGCCGCGCTCAATGAGTTCCTTGAGTATGTACCAACACAAGCAACACCTGACAAAATGCTGATGATTGAGTCCGCAGATTATTCGGCGCGCGATCTTGGACGCATCCTTGGCGTCCCTTCCTACTTGCTTTCGGTCTCAATTGGCGCGTACTCATACCAGTCATCACAGCAGTCGCGCATAGATCTTTGGACATACGCTTGCAAAGCTCTCGCCGACTGCATCACCGAAACACTCTCATCCGACAATGTGCTTCCTCGCGGAACCTATGTCTGCTTTGACACCGACGACTTCTTGGCAGAGGCTTACATGAGCGGCGACATGCCAGAAGACAGAATGAACGAAACCGATATCCCTCAAGACGCACTTATAGAAAACTAGGATCCAATCATGATCAGACTTACTACAGAATCTTTTACGATTGATGCCGCCGAAGGCGAAGCACCACGCCGCACGATTTCGGGAATTGCGGTCAGATATAACACTCCAGCAAAAGTAAGTGATGGGACTATGGTGGCTTTCGCCCCCGGGTCTCTTCCAGTGGACGGACGCGCACCGACTCTCCAGATGTACCACGATTCAAGCAAGGTAATCGGCACAGTCACCGAGCGCGTAGAAACACCCGAGGGAATGCTCTTCGTGGCAAAAGTATCTGAAACAAACCTCGGAAACGAAGCTCTCATTTTGGCAATGGACGGAGCCCTTCCAGAAGTATCCGTTGGCGTCGAGCCGATCAAGTTCAAGTACGACAAAGAAGGAACCATGATCGTCACACAGGCATCGTGGAGCGAGCTGTCGCTTGTCAGTCGTGGAGCCTTTGACGCCCCGATCCAACAAGTCGCGGCATCCACACCAGAAGAAGAAGAACCAACTACTATTCAAGAAGAACCTCAACAGGAGACAGAAACCATGAACGAAACAGTCGAAGCCCCAGCAGTCATTGAAGCATCAAAGGCAACTCAAACAATTTTCGCTACCGCGAAGCGTGAGTTCCACATGCCAACACCAGCCGAATACATTTCGGCATTCGTAACGAATCCTGACAAGTTCGCAGAGATGCGCGCAGGGATCGAAGCAGCTGCACCGAATGTCATCACAACCGACATTCCCGGCGTACTTCCACTTCCAATCGTTCAACCTGTCTACAACAACTTCATCGGTCGTCGTCCAGTCATTGACGCAATCGGCGCGAAAGCAATGCCACAAGGCGGCAAAGTTTTCATCCGTCCAGAAGTGACAACGCATACTTCGATGGCAGTGCAATCAGCAGAGAACGCAGCACTTCAACAAGGAACTTTTGTTGTCACCGATAACCAAGTCACAAAAGGTACCTACGGTGGATATGTGACCTTGTCCGAACAATCAATCGACTGGAGTACCCCCGAGGTGATTTCACTAGTCCTTGATGACATGGGCAGAATTTATGCAAATTCCACGGACAATGTCGCAGCAGACAACTTGGTATCGGGCGCATCAGTCACCGCAGCATTCGGAAACGATGCAACGAACCCTGCACAGTGGAGCGCGTTCGTTGGATCAGCAGCACAAACAATCCTTTCGGGATCAAATGGCAACTTGCCTACACACTTGTTTGTATCGCCAAACATGTGGGGCTACTTGCTCGGCTTGACCGACACAGCCGATCGTCCGTTGTTCCCAGCAGTGGGCCCAATGAATGCATTTGGTAACTTGCTACCAGGACAGCCAAACGGAGTTGCTTTTGGTCTTCAAGTTGTTGTTGATCGCAACTTTGCAACAGACACCGTCATCGTTGGCGATGCTTCGGGCTACGAGATCTTCGAGCAGCAAAAGGGCGCAATCAGTATTGATGTACCTTCTACTCTTTCTAGGACTATCGCCTTCAGAGGGTATCTTGCAACCTTGATGATTGACGCTTCCAAGTTCGTCAAAGCGACCTTCTAATCAGCCGATAGGAGGCTTTTATGGCCGCCTACACGGTCACACATAAACAGCTCACCGACAACTACGCAGTCTTACAACTTCTTACAGAAGCCGAGATTGAAGTCGGTGCAAGCGTTGTCATCACGAATGTCGATGCAACTTTCAACGGAACTTACATTGTCTACGCTTTACCGCAGTATGCGTTTATGGGCGTGGACGATGAAGGGGATCTTCTCTTTGATCCTTTGGTCACAATTCCGAATCAGGTGCTCTACGCAAAGACCGCTTCTGATGTCGCTCGAACTGCCGCTTCTGGCACGCTAACAATTACCCAGACTTGCACTTGGGTCACTGCCGCGATGCTCGAGGACTGGCTTGGTATCGGTACAGCGACCGCAGCTGACGCCGCGTTCCTAACGATCTGTGCTTCAGCATGCTCGCAGTTCGCGTGGCGTCGCAGAATGGAAGCAGGGTACATTGACTCGCTGACGACTGTGCCTTCGCAAGATGTCTTGCTGGGGACGCAGATGTACGGTGGAGCCCTGTATCGCCAGCGCGGATCGGTAGATCAGTTCTCTTCGTTTCAATCAATGGGAGTTACACCTGTCTCGGGTCTGAACGGAATGATCCGCCAGCTCTTGGGGATTGATCGCCCACAGGTCGCCTGATGCCTGTACCTAACTACACGGATCTTTTTAACGAGGGATACGACGATCTTGTAACGAAGCTTTCAACGGTGGTAGGGCTTCAAGTAAATAATGATCCACGCAACATCTCTCCACCTTCCGTCTTCGTCAATATTGACTCTATAGACGGTTACAACTACAATGTCGCAAAACTCAACTTCACTTTGCAGATCATCACGCTAGGCCCGGGCAACTTAGACGCCCAAAAGAGTCTGCTAAATATCCTTGCCCAGATCTACGCACTAAACATTGGGGTCGTATCTGGACGCCCAACCAACCTAGATATCGGTGGCTCGGTGCTTCCTGCTTATGAGCTGTCGGTCTCGACTGTCGTTCAGACTGCCTAATCCACACTCTCGGCTTCATTATGTGTCAAACTAAAACCAACACTTCCAAGGAGTAACTCATCATGGCAACTTCCACAATCCTCTCAAATCCGACAGTGACATTAGGTGGCACGGCACTCACGGGGTGGTGTACATCCGCCGTACTAAATCGCACTGTCGTCGCTCTAAACGACACGGTCTTCGGAAATACAGCAAACACTTTTACGGCTGGCCTCGAGGATAATGAATGTACCCTAACCTTATTTTTGAGCTACGAAGCCAGCGCCACTTACGCAACACTTGCACCACTCGTCGGCACAAAGACAACCGTTATTGTCAAGCCAACTTCGGCAGTGGACTCGGCAACTAACCCTGGCTTCACACTCACCAACTGCTACCTCGAGACACTTCCAGTGATCTCGGCTTCGCTCGGTGAGCTGCAATCGATTGATATAACGCTGATGGGCGGAGTCTTTTCAGCCGATACAACTAACCCATAATCTTTGGCCTTCCTTGGCCCGACGAAAGGAAACATAGTGAAAATCAAACTTACGCTTACACGCGGAGACAAAAAAGAACTACTCATCACGAACCTCTTTGCGATTTCTGAATGGGAACGCTTAGAGAATCGTCGAGTCTCTGACGGTCGCGGTATTGGTGCATCAGACATGGCTTGCTGGGCGTATATCATGCTCGGCATTAAAGGCGAAACACTTCCACCAACTTGGCGCGAATGGCTTAAAGCGAATCCAGATGTCGAGATCGGTGTAGAGGACTCAACAGATGTAAACCCTACGGACGCGGCTACAGGCGACAACTCGCCGAACTTGTAGTCGCGACTGGGTGGGCTCCCACTTTCTACGCTGACACCTTCGACACGCGAGACCTAAGTACCATTGTCGCAGTGCTAGAAAAACAAAACAAAAAGAGGTGACATGGCTGACGGACTCAACACAAAGATCGAGATCTACGGTCTTAAAGACGCAATCAAGAAGCTCAACTCTGTAGAACCCGGGCTTCGTAACCAAATTGCAAAAGACTTCCGCAATGTCGCAAAACCTGTCATAAATGACGCGCTTGCCCTAATCCCTAACACGGTGCCACTGTCTGGCATGGGTCGCAAATGGACTACGCCGTCAGGCTTCAAGATGCTTCCTTGGGACGCTGGACGCAAGCAAAAGATCTCCGCCAAAATCAACACTAAAAAGGTCTCGGAGTTTCGTGGACAGATCCGCAATGTCGGCGTCTTCAACATCATCTATTCGGGCTCTACTGGAACACTCTTTGACATGGCCGCCAACGGCAGACTCGGCAGCGCACTCTCGGCGCGCTACGGCATGCGATCAAGAGTAATGTGGAAAGCAATGGAGAAGAATCAAGGCACCGTTGAGTCAGAGATGCGGCGAATCGTTG